TATGTTGCCAATGCAATCGCAAACAATATCGCAACAAGCTTTTCCATTATTAGAATACTTAGATACTGTTAGAGAAACTAGAACTGGTGTTACTAGATACAATCAAGGTTTAGATGCAGATAGTTTAAATAAAACAGCTACTGGTGTTAATGCAATAATGACTCAATCTCAAATGAGAATGGAATTGATTGCTAGAGTATTTGCAGAAACAGGAATTAAAGATTTATTTAGAAGAATATTTGAACTTACTTGTAAGTATCAAGACAAAGAAAGAATTGTAGAATTAAATAATCAGTTCATACCAGTAAAACCTACTGAGTGGAGAAATAAATATAATATTTCAATAGTAGTAGGATTAGGAAGTGGCTCTAAAGAACAACAAATATTAATGTTAAATAATATTTTAGAAAGACAACTACAAGCTTTCCAATTGCAAGGCAATAGAGAGTACCCAATGGTTAGTCTTAAAAATATTTATAATAGTTTAGCTAAAATTATTGAAAACGCAGGATTAAAAAATGTAGAAAATTATTTTGTTAATCCTGATATGGGTAAAGAGATGGTTACACCTCCACCTCCACCACCATTAACTCCAATTGAAAAAATTGAATTTAAACGAATAGCAAGTGAAGAACAAAGAAAAGTTGCAGAACTTGAAATTGAACTGAAAAAAGTTAAATCTCAAAATGCAGAAATTCTTTACGATAATGAAATTAAATTAAAAGAATTAGAATTAAAATACAACGCACAAATAGATTCACAACAAATAAAAGCCGATGCTGATTTAAACAAAATGTTAGTTGCAGAATCAACAAAAGATTTTAGACAAGCAGCAAAAGAATCACAGGCAATACAAGATGAAGTGAGCAAATTATATGGACAAGGATCAACAGGCAAAACTCCAACAGGAACTGAGCCAGTCGAACAAAGCTAAACAACTTTTAGACAATCCTTTGTTAAAAGATGCCTTTGGTAATTTAAAAAAACTTTATTCAGAAAGTTTATTTAATACTGGAGCAAAAGAAAAAGAAACCAGAGAAATGCTTTGGTTAGCTTTTAATGTTGTCGGTAAAGTTGAACAACATTTAGCAGAAATTTTAGATACAGGAAAATTAGCTTCTAAACAATTAGAAGATTTTCGTAAAAGTATCAAAAACCAAAAATTCTAATCAAAATGGTTAGGATAAGTCAACCTCATAAGAGGAACTTAACTTAAAAGGAAAAACAATGTCAGACAATCAAGCCAACCCAACTAAGGGAGCTGAAACTGATTTGCAAAAAGCTGCAAAATCAATTACAGGTTTGTTAAATCCAGTTGCAGAAGAAAAAAAAACTGATACAACAAACATCCCTGAACAAGAACAAAAACAGGAAGAACAAAATTCTCCTGAACCAGTTAAAGAGGAATCTTCAACAGAAGAACAACCTTTGGAACAGGAAATAAAGGAAGAAGAATCTAACGATGAAACTTCCGAAGAAGTATCTCAAGAACAAACAAATGAGATTCAACAAGAACATGATTCCACCTACAAGGTAAAAGTTGCAGGTCAAGAATTAGATGTTACCTTAGACGAATTAAAAAATGGTTACTCAAGAGATGCCGACTATAGACGAAAGACTGAAGAACTTTCTTACGATAAGAAACAATTTATGTCTGAGTCTGAAAAGCAAAGACAAAACTATTCCTCAAAACTTAATGAGGCTAATCAGTTACTGTCAGTAGCTCAACAACAATTACAAACAGAGATTAATTCTGCTGATTTGGAAAAGTTGTACGAAGAAGATCCAACTGAAGCTGCAAGGATTGAACATAGACTAAGGAGAAAGCAAGAAAAGCTTAATCAAGCTATGGAAAAAACGCAATCGGAGCAGAGAAAGCAATTTGAAGGTTTTTTAAGCGATCAAAAAAAACAATTGGCATCAAAAATGCCAGAATTTTCTGATCCTGCAAAAGCTAGTCAATTAGCATCTTCTATGAAAACTACTTTGAATAACTATGGTTTTAATGACCAAGAAATTTCACAAGTATATGACCATAGAATAGTTATGTTGGTCAACGATGCCATGAAGTATCGAAAAATGCAAAATTCAAAACCGAATTTAGCAAAAAAGATTACTAAACCTGGTAGAGTTTTTTCTTCTGGAGTTAAAAAAGACAAAGCTGAAATAAATCTTACTAAGCGAAAGGAAAAGTTAAGTCGTCTAAAAAAAACTGGAAGTATCAAAGATGCAACCAGTATATTTTTGGATATGGTTAACAATAAACAACAATAAAATAGGAGAATAAATATATGGCACAAGTAAGTGGAACATATAGTACCTATGATGCTGTTGGCGAAAGAGAAGACCTATCTAATGTAATTTACAACATTAGTCCGACTGATACACCATTCATGTCTGCAATTGCGAAAGCAAAAGCATCTATGACAAACCATGAGTGGCAAACAGACTCTTTAGCTGCTGCGTCAGGTACAAATGCTGCAATAGAAGGTAACGAAGTTGCTTTCTCAGCACCAACTGCAACTACTAGACTTGGAAACATTACTCAGATTTCAACAAAATCAGTAATCGTTTCTGGTACATTAGAAGCTACAAACAGAGCAGGTAGAAATAACGAACTTGCTTACCAAATCTCAAAAGCTTCAAAAGAGCTAAAAAGAGATATGGAAACTTCTTTATGTGCTAACAATGCTAAAGTCGCAGGTAACGACACAACTGCAAGAGAACTAGGCGGAATAGAATCTTGGATTGCATCCAATGATGTTATGTCTGCTGCTGGTTCACCAGCATCACCTGCTGGTACAGGTGCAGATGCAAGAACTAATGGAACACAAAGAGCATTCACAGAAGCTCAACTAAAAGCAGCATTAAAGCTGGTTTGGGATTCTGGTGGAGATCCAACGATGATCCAATGTGGTTCTTTCAATAAACAAAAACTATCTGGTTTTACAGGTGGATCTACAAGATTTGATCCTGCTGAAAACAAAAGATTGGTTGCAGCAGTAGATGTGTACGAAAGTGATTTCGGTGCATTAACTGTAGCTCCAAACAGATTCTCACCAGCTAGATCAGTTCACATTATCACACCTGATATGTGGGCAGTTGCTTTTTTAAGAGATTTTGCTCTTGAAGATTTAGCAAAAACTGGTGATGCTGCTAAGCAGTTCCTAGTTGCAGAGTACACTCTGGAATCTAGAAACGAAGCTGCATCAGGTGGAGTTTTTGATTTAACAACATCATAATAAATAGTTTTATAAGGGGGTATTAATTTATCCCCTTATAATTTTAATCAACAATTTTGTTTGGTCTTTGAAGTCTTTCAAGGCGGAACGAAGCAAATAAAGGAAAACATGAGAACACTAAACGATTATTTTATAACAGCTAAAATTACTGACATCAGTACAGCAGGTTCAACTTTTGTACCAGTACCTGATGGTGGAAATGTTATAAAAATTATAACTTCAATTAAAAATGCAATATCATCAGCAAACGCAGCTCTATCTTTTGAAATAGGCGGAACTGCTATAACTGGTGGTGGGATTACAGTTACTCAATCTGGATCAGCAGCAGGGGATGTGGACACAGCAGAACCTACAGCAGCAAACAGAGTTGAGGAAGATGGATCAATTGAAATGATAACTGATGGCGGTTCTTCAACTGCTTGTGAATGTGTAGTTACATTCGTTATCAGAAGATAATTATAGAATTTGAGGGGATCTTGCCTAGCGGTACTTCCCCTCAGATGCACAACAAAACAATTAAAGGAAACAAATTATGCCTATAGTAGGAAAAAGAAAATTTTCATACACAAAAGCTGGTATGAAAAAAGCAAAAGCTCATGCTAAAAAATCTGGCAAAAAAGTTAAATATAAAAAATAAGGAAAAAGACAATGGTAAATTATGGTTTAAGACATGGAACTACTCAAACAATATCAGTAGCATCATCAAGTGCAGCAGTAAGTAATGCGTTTGGAAGTGGTACTCATTATGTAAGAGTCGTTTCTACAACTAACTGTCATATTACATTCGCTGGTTCACCTACTGCTACAACAAGTATGGCTTATTTACCAGCAGGAGAAGTAGAAATTATAAAAGTTTCTCCAGGTGAAAAAATGGCAGCTATTAGAACAAGTGGCGATGGTACTTTGTATTGTACTGAGCTTAGTGCGTAGTGGCTAAAAAAAAGAATAATCTTTATGCAAAGGTTGAACATATTAGCAGAGCTAAGTTTAAGAAAACCAGTATTGGTAGGCGACCTAGTAAAGCTATGATGAATAAATCTAAAAGACGAATAACTGGCAAAAAGTACAGAGGTCAAGGCAAGTGAAAACAAGAAACATTGAAACAGAAGGTTTAGTTACAGATAAATTTATACCACATGAAGATAAGGGTGTAGTACATCAAAGAATTGTAAATCATAAACCTATCCTAGATCATAATAAAAAGCTTTATACTCAAAACGATGGGTATTCACCAGATAAAGGTTTAAAAAGAGTAGCATCTATTCCCACAGTTGTTTTAGAGATTTGGTGTAAAGAATATACTAAAAATCAAAACAACTCTAATTGGTTTGCTTTACCCAAAGAAACACAACAAAAAATTTTAAGACAAAAACTAAACAGTTCTGATTATAGATATTTTAGAACAGCACCAGGAAGATTTTAATGGCACTAACATCATATTCAACACTTAAAACAGCAATAGCTAATTGGTTAAACAGAACAGATTTAACTGATGAGATAGCTGATGATTTTATAGTTTTAACAGAAGCAGATTTTAATTCAAAATTAAGAATTAGAAAAATGATTACACAAAGCAGTATTACTATTGATAGTGAAACTGAATCTTTGCCTACAGGGTTTTTACAAGTTAGAAACTTTTATATTTTATCTGGAGCTACAAAATATCCTTTAAGATATGTTTCGCCATCACACATGGATCAGTTAAGAGGCACATCTACAACTGGTACACCAGATGTTTATACAATATTAGGAGATACATTTAGATTTTCTCCAAAACCAGACACATCTTATACTGGTTATATTAATTATTATAAAACTTTTGATGCTTTGTCAGTTACCAATACATCAAATTGGATATTAACAAATCATCCAGCAATTTATTTATATGGTTCTTTATACCATGCTGCTAACTTTTTAGGTGGTATTGAGCCAGGACAAGTTCAACAATGGTTACAAATGTATGGAACTGCTATGGAACGATTAGAAATAAACGATAGAGAAGATCAGTATTCTGGTTCACCTTTACAGGTTAGATCAGAAGATACTGTAGCTTCACCATTTGCTAGTCGTTATACAACTACAGTTACCAGCAATAGTTAGGAGTTAAATGCAAGTACCTTTTGGAGAATGGCTACCTGACCAACCTGAACATGGAAAAAATGGAGCTAATGTTGCAAATAATGTTTATCATGCAGCAAATACTTATAAAAGATTTCCATCTTTAGTAAGCTATAGTTCAAATACTACCAGTACAGATTCTAAAGGTGCAGGTTCATTTAGAGATAATTCTAATACAGTTTATAACTTTGTAGCTACAAGAACAAATTTATACCAATTAACATCTGGAGCTTTTACTTCCAGAAAAGCAAGTTTAACTGGCGACCATGAAGATTTTTGGACATTTACCCAATTTGGTGAATATGTCATAGCAAGTAATGGAGTAGATCAACCCCAATATTTTTTAATGGGAACATCTACTAACTTTGCTAATCTTTCAGCTATAGCAACTGGTAATCCAGTATTTAGAGTTTCAGGAGTTGTTAGGGATTTTTTAGTTACAGGAAATATTACTAATGCCACAAACAGAATACAATGGTCTGGTATTAATGATATTACAACTTGGACAGCAGGAACAAGTCAATCTGATAGTCAAGACTTACCAGGTTCTGGTGGACAAGTAGTTCATATTACTTCTGGAGAGGTTGGATATGTTTTTAGACAAAACCAAATAGTTCGTATGGACTATGTGGGTGGTAATACAGTATTTAGATTATCTGTGATTTCACCTAATAGAGGTGCTATGTTTGGAAGAACAGTTTGTCAGGATAATAGACAAATATTCTTTTATGCAGACGATGGTTTTTATCAAATAAATGGAGATCAAATAATACCTATTGGAGTAGAAAAAGTTAATAGATATTTTGATCTTAATTTAAACAAAGCATATTCAGATAGAATATGTGCAGCAGTAGATCCATTTAATCAGTTAGCTATGTGGCTATTTCCAAGTACAGCTAATGCTGCTAACACAACAGGGATTTGCGATAAAATAATTATTTATAATTATGCTACTCAAAAATGGTCTTTAGCAGATGCTAGTGCAAGTACAATTTTTGCACAATTCGTTGGAGCTTATACTGTAGAATTAATGGATATTCTATCTCAAAATTTAGAAAACATTAATGCTGCATTAGATACAGATTTCTGGTCTGGTGGACAAGTTCTACTAGGTGGAATTGATAGTGATTATAAAGCTGCAATCTTTTCTGGCACAGCTAATGAATGTGAAATAGAAACTTCAGAACTTGAACCATTTCCTGGTTTAAGAACTAACATTACAGGTGTTAGACCAATTGTAGATGCAGATGCTACACTAACAGTTAAAACAAGAGAACGATTAGCTGATGATGAAAGTGCATCAAGTTCAGTATCAATGAGAAATAGTGGTGTTAATCCAGTTAGAAAATCTGGAAGATATATTAGAGCAAATGTTAAAGTACCATCAGGCACTACATTTACTCATGCACAAGGAATAGATATTGTTGCATCAAGGGCAGGTACTAGATGAGTGATAAAATTGATATAGATAATGTTAGATACTCTATGGAAACACAAGAGTTCTTTCAAAGACAAATAGAAGAAGCAGTTAATGCTTTAATTAACAAAAATAATACCGAAAGCGATAAAGCTTTTAACTGGTTTATGAATTAAGGAGAAACATGGCAGGATCATATATAGGAAAATACGATACAACAGCAGGAAATAACTCAGCAACAAGTTCAAATTCAGTATCTGTTGCAGAGGGAATGTTACCTTCTAATATCAATAATGCCTTTAGAGATATTATGGCAGATATTAGGCAGTTTTATAATTCTGCTGAATGGATAGAATATGGAGATGGAGCAGGTACTTATACACCAGCTTACGCATCTTCTACAAGTTTTACAATTGCAGGAGTTAATGTAACTTCAGCTTATCATGTAGGTCGTAGAGTAAAATTAGTAGCCTCTACACCTGGCACAATCTATGGATCAATTACAGCTACTGCGTTTTCAACTAATACAACTGTTACAGTTGCTTGGGATTCAGGATCTCTTTCAAACGAATCTATAACTTCAGTACATCTTGGAGTAATTAGTGCAACCAATACTTCTATGCCTGAAACTCCATCAATTACTGGAGATTACACATTAGATGTATCAGGAGATATTATTTTAGATGCTGATGGAGATAATGTAACTATTAAAGCAGCAGGAACAACTACATTAGATATAGTTTCAAATGGTACTACAGATGTAACACTAGATGCTCCAGGTGATATTCACCTAGACGCAGATGGTGGAGATATAAAATTTTATGATGGTGGTACTCAATTTGGAGAAGTTACCAACTCATCAACAGATTTAGTTATTAAATCTACAACATCAGATAAAGATGTAATTATTAAAGGTAATGATGGTGGCAGTGCAATTGACGCATTAACAATAGATATGTCAGCAGCAGGAAAAGCTACATTTAATAATGATGTAGTTGTTACTGGTGATCTTACAGTATCAGGTGATGATATTACTATGGGTACTAATACATCTGGTGCAGCTTTAATAGCAGATGGTACAAATTTTAATCCAGTAGTTATATCTGGAGATATTTCAATTGG